GCTGATGTGCAACATGCCATTCTTCTCCTGCCGACTTGACTGGGGAACGTCGATTCGAGGGGCCTGGTGGGGAGCTAGCATTGGAAAGCCGATTGAGCTTCAAAGCTGCAGCCTTTGGGTTGGGCATGAGCAGCTAACAGAAGTAATGAGATTTTCTAGTGACGAATGGGAAAAGTTCATCCATGCAATAGTGAACTTTGCATCTCCAGAAATGAGGTAATGGACGATATATAGGACGCACCGACCAATGACGATGCAGGGCGTTTCTTGCCACACATTAATGCGTTGAGCTTAATTTCCACCACCATCAGCAAGCCCAACAAAACCCCCCGTAAGCCTCGTGCTTCGGGGGTTTTTTCGTTTTCACAGTCGATTTTCAAAAGTATATATTGCCTACACTACGGGCACCCGAGAGATACCATTCCTATACTTTTAGGTTTTTGCATGACACACTTACAAAATGAGTAATGCGAAAGTATACAGCTATCTCCGATTTTCCGATCCAAAACAGGCATTGGGCAGTTCTGCCGATCGGCAATTGGCCTATGCCGAGCGCTGGGCGAAGGATCGTGGAATGGTCCTGGACGCCACGCTGTCGCTTCGTGACGAGGGACTATCAGCGTACCACCAACGGCACATCACTCAAGGCGCCCTGGGTGCGTTCCTGCGCAGCGTCGATGCCGGTCTCGTTGCACCAGGTTCAGTCCTGGTCGTCGAAGGGCTCGATCGCCTATCAAGGGCCGAGCCCGTCCTTGCCCAGGCCCAGCTCGCGCAGATCGTCAATGCAGGGATTACGGTGGTAACGGCGTCCGACAGCCGTGAATACAACCGGGCATCGCTCAAGGCGCAGCCCATGGACCTCGTCTATTCGCTGTTGGTGATGATTCGCGCGCATGAGGAGAGCGATACCAAAAGCAAGCGCGTCAAGGCTGCGATCCGGCGACAATGTCTGGCATGGCAAGCGGGGACGTATCGCGGAATCATCCGGAACGGTAAAGATCCCGCATGGGTGAAGTGGAATGGCACGACGTTTGATCTTGTCTCCGATCGTGCCGATGCGATGCGCGCAGCGGTTGGATTGTTCCTTCAGGGGAACGGGGCAAAGCGCGTGATGATCGGACTCATCGAGAGGGGTTTTTCACCTGAGAGCTTCCCGACTACAGGACAGACGTTCTACAAGATCCTCAAGCGGCAAGATATTATCGGCACAAAGACGCTCGAGCTCGATGGCGACGTATTCGAACTGCGCGGGTACTATCCGCCGCTGATCGACGAACAGAATTACCAGCGTCTCCAGGTGGCCAATGAAGCAAGAAAAAAACAGAAGGTCAAAGGGCAAATACCGGGCCTGATCACCGGAATGTCAATTCTGTATTGCGGCTATTGCGGTGCTGCCGTCGTCGGGCAGAATCTAATGACACACAATAAAAAGCCGGACGGAACGCCGCAGGATGGTCATCGTCGGTTGATGTGCAGCTCGAACAGCCTGGGCGTCAGATGTAGCGTGGGGGGGAGTGTTTCGGTTGTGCCGGTCGAACGCGCACTATTCGCCTTTTGTAGCGATCAATTGAACCTGAATTCCCTGGATACCGACGGCGATCACATGACAGTCAGTCGGGCAGCGTTGGCCGGGGCACGGACTACGATTGCCGACCTCGAGAAACAATTAACCCGCGTCACGGCGGCGCTGCTGGCCGACGATGAAGCGACCCCACTCGCCTTTGTGCGAAAAGCGCGTGAAATTGAGTCGCAACTGGGCGAGGCTAAGCGTGACGAAGCGCTGGCCAATGCCGAGCTGTCCAGAGCAAGCCGCCGCGATACTCCGGCGATCGCCGAGCAATGGGGCGCACTCAAGACCAGCGCGTTGATGCTCGACTACGACTCAAGAATTAGCATTCGGCAGATGGTCGGTGAGACCTTTGAACGAATCGTTATCTATCATCGCGGCATGGACCCCGACGAGGGAAAACACATCGACCTGCTGCTGATCGGCATGGGCGGCGCGATTCGGCAGCTGAGGATCGATCGAAAGACGGGCGCCTGGGTGGCGCAGCGGGATTAAGAGGCCGGCGGCAGCGACTGCGCCAGCAACTGGCTTTTCTCGCTCGAGCCGCGCGTCGTGCCAAACCAATAACTCAAGCAAAGCCCCCAGCCCGTCGTCAGTGAGCCGATCAGCTGCGTCGTCGTTGCATCTTCCGGAATCGCCATCCCTGACATGCGCGCCGCGATAACCCCAAGCACTGCCGCCGTGGTGATCGCCGATAGAACGCCCGGCCAGTTTGATTGCGTGACAATCTGCATTTTCCGCGCGCTGTCTCGATCCACTGCGTAAAGCTGCTGCTCGCTGATATCCAGTTCACGAATTCGCACCTGGAGCGCCAGTTCGGCCGCTTTGATCTGTGCAATCTGATCACCGGTCAGAGACCCTTGTATAAATACTTCCTTGACCTTCGCGACGGTCGGCTGATCCATTCCAAGCGCCTTGCCAAGCGACTCAACTGCAAGCCCCGCTAGCGGCCCGCCGAGAGCCGTTGCAAGCATCGGCGCGATGCTGCTGATGATCGATTTCCAGTCCATCACACTACCCCCATGACTTCAAGCGCTGTTTCGTAGAGCGCAAGACGTTCGGCCTGACCGTTCAGTCCGCCGTTTATCCGCCTCGTGATCGATCCGAACAACCGTTGATCAGCCAGTTCGTTCAACTGATGCGATTGCCAGAACCAAGCCGCCGACCGACATGCCAAATCTTTCCGCTCCAGCGCTTGCGGATTGGTTTCGAGATCAATGCCAAGCGCAATGCCCGTTGCTCGGTAATTGCTACGGCCAGTAACCTGAATCAGCCCACGCCCACGGAACAAATAGCCATCGCCATCTTGCACGTTGCCGAGGTCGGCACGCCCCTCGTACCGCGACTGAGCCGGCGTCGGACCCCACAGCTCACGCACGTACCGGAGTTGCCCCGACTCATGTGCGATCTGTGCCAGAAATGCGGCCTGGCGCATTGGCGACGTGATGAGGAATTCGGCCATCGCGGCATTCAGGGCCCCAAGAAACATCTCGGCGCGGGCGCCGGCCAGGGGCATGATTTCTAGCAACTGCTCACGAGTGATCATCTGAAATTTCCTTTGGCTGCCACATAATTCCCTGAGGACCACACATACCGCGGCGCCCCCGGTTTATCTTGGTGCAGCGGGACATTGATCCATGGACGCACACCGGTACGGTCGTGCTTGGCCTGGAGTAAAAGCACGTCGCACACTCGTGCGCGGGCTCAATTGGTCGAGGGGCAAACATGGTCATAGTCTTTGCAGCAGCATGAGGAACTTCTGCCCTGCCCCCGTCAGCACAAACCAGACCGCAGAACAGGTGGCGATCGCCGTTCGCACGGCGATTTTCTGTCGGTCCTGACGCACGGCAATATCGTGGAGCTGCTTGCTGATCTGCGCCGTGGCCTGCAGCAGGCCGGGCGGTGTATTGGTATCGGGATCGGCGCGCTGAAAAACAGCGTCATAGATCTCCTGATTCTGCTTTTGCTCCAACGCCTCATTCAGCTTGTGCTCTCGGAACTCGCCGTAAAACTGCTCTAGGCGCTCGTCGCTCCATCGATGGTCAAGCATTGATATCCTCGCGAATGGTCGAACGAAATGAAAAAGCCGCCCGGAGGCGGCGATTTATCAATTACATGGGCCAGTGGCTATGTCAGGTCAACGCGAAGAGCGACGATCTTGTCATTCAAGGACTGGAGCCAGCCGTCGTCGATCCCAAGGACTGACTCACGGATTCGACGTTCTGTAACTGTGGATTCAAGCGCTACGATCTGGCTAATTGTGATCTGATTAGGTGTAAGTGGGTCTGGATCGGTCAGAATAGGCTTGCCATCCGCATCAGCAGAAATTCTCTTACCAGCGGCCTGGCCGGCAAGCAGGCTCCTATATTCTTCTTGGGTGATTTCAACAGCATCGGCTGGAATATTTCCGCCGTGAATTTCTTTGGTGTAAAAGCCACTTGTCAATTTTGAGTAGAGCATGGTTTTCTCCCTATTTCCCGACCGCGAACCAATATACCGATGTACTTACGTTGTAAACGTAAAATCTAGCTTGACTGAGTGATATCGGCATTCCACCGCAGACTTCTGCGGAAGCTAAGTTTGATGACAACGAGAGCATTGCCTGAATCGAATAGCACGCCGCCGGGAATGCAATTGGAAAACTTACTGTTGCGTTGCCTCCATTCGAAATTACTCCTGTCTGGCCCCACTGAAGAATTAGCCCTCCAGGAAGTTTTTGATAGCCACTTTCTCCCAAAGATCGCCCCATTTCCGGACGGCTGGCAAGAGCCGCTGGTAGCGCCTGGAGAACCTGATTAAGCGTACCCTGCGCCGGTGTGATCCCACCAGCGATGACGATGGCCAATAATTCTTCGATCAGCATGTGATAAAGGTAAGGGCCTGGAACTGTCGGCGCGGAAATGCCGGGGCTGCCGGCTGTCGGGTAGCCGATTGATGGGCTGGCCGGCGCCGTGGGTGCAGTTCCGGAAGCCCCGCTCAAATGTGCGCGATCCATGGTGGTCCTTTACGAATAGTTGAAGAGAACTTCGGTATGCGCCGGCTTGAGGCGTTTAAGGACGCACTCGAGCAGGGTGTTACCCCAAAACGCCAGCGGGTCGCTGACCGGACTGACAACGGTCAAAACAGTGACGGTGTTGAGCGCTGAATTCACCTGCCAGGCGAAGTTCCACGCGATGTCATAGAGCGGGTGATTCACATCATCACTGACGGTGTGCGCACGAAACTCGGTGATCGTGATCGCGTAGCCCAGCGCCGCCGCCAGGCCGATGAAGTAGCTCGGCGACTGGCCACCCAGCGTCGTCAGCCGGCCAACCAGCGCCGCACGGCGCTGGGCGACGGTCTGCTCGCCGCCGTAGGCGATGGCGCAGGCATCCGGCAAGCCCGCGACGCGCTCCCAGTCGAGGAACAGCTCGGCGGTGGTGCGCGGGTCGGCCTCCTCAAGCAACCGCCAGGCGCGGCCATCGACGCGCGCGAGCTCGCTGGCCAGCGCGCCGAACAGCTGCGTGAGCGTGGCGTCGTCGTCCTTCGGCCAGGCCGGCCCGGGCGGCAGCAGCGCCTGCAGCTGGCGCAGGTAATCGGTATCGGTCAGAGCCATGTGATAGCGCCCATGGTGCTGATGTTGCCGACGGTGTTGGTCACGTTGGCCGCCGGAGCCAACAGCGCATAGTCGGTCTCGCCAGTCGCCGCCGAGATCGCGGCGCGGATGTGCGAGAGCAGGATCGTGCCGCCCGGGATCGCCTCACGCAGAAGAAGGTCGGTAAGTTCTGCCTGCACCGCGGCCTGCACCGTGGTCGTCGCCGGTACCAGACCCTGGATGCTGAAGTTGAGCGCAGCGGCGACCGGTGCGACAACGGTGAGCTGCGCCGTGACCGGCCGGCGCGCATCGAGGTAAGCCTGCACGGTCGCGACTTCGGCCACGTCGGGAATCAAGGTCGTGTCGTTGTCGCGCACGAAGCGAACGACGACGGTACCCAGGCCCAGCGCGGCGGGATAGACCCAGGCGCGGGTGACGCCGGCGACCTCAAGCGCCCAGGTCTCGTAGTCGAAGTCGGCGCCGCCCTGGGGCGGCTGCTGGATGCGCGCCAGAAGACGGGCGCGCAACGCATCGTCGAGCTCGATGTCGGCGCCGCCGGAGAGCTCGCCGGCCGTTGCAGCGCTCTGTACGCCGACGACGGGAGAAACCAGCGACAAGCGCTCACCCGCCGTTCGGTTGCCGGCGGCGGCGGCGATCACCGCTTCGATCGGTGCCGTCGCCGTAGGCGCGCTGATCGTGGCATCGGCGGTAAGCTGGTACTGGACGCCGTCGAGCGCCTGCAGCAGCGTGCCGGCGGGGATCACCGCACCGGCCTGCACCGTGAAGGTACAGGTACCGGTTGCCGCTTCAGCCTCCTTGCGCGATACCTTCCAAATCGAGCTCCAGCGCTCGAGGAATTCGGCTTCGGCCGTATCGTAGATCACCTGGCGCGATAGCCAGTCGATGAAGCCATATAACCCGTGCGTGACGCCGGCCATCACGCGAGTCAGCACCTCGGAATCGGAACGGCGCAGAACGTCATCGGTGCCCAGCCGGGAAATCATGTCGTTGCGGACGCGCTGAATCAGATCGGCGAGTGCGGGTCGGCTAAAACTCATTGCAGGAAGCTCCAGGCATCGGTAAATCGGATATCGAGCGGCGTCTTCCCGTCCGATCGGTAGATCCGGCAGGCCAGCGCCAGCGTCGACAAGCCGTGGCGCTCGACCTCGACGTCGACGCGTGCGGCAACGCCGTCGTCGACCAGCCACTTGAGCGCCTCGTCGGCGTACGCCTTGGCACGCCGCAGCGTTTCCGGGATCAGCTTGGCGCGCGAGAGCAGCCACAGACGCGAACCGATCCGGTCGTTGGTCACGGTCGGGAAGCTGTCGCCCCACCAGCCCATGCGCTCGTCGCCGGGCAGGTCGTCATCGGCGTTGGCGCGGCGCCAGGTGAAGAGGCTGATGATCACCGCGCGCACCAGCGGCTCGTCGGAATCGAGGCCGAGCGGGATCGTCCGGCCATCGATGACGACGGTCAGTGCTTGGTCATTGATCATGACTTAAGGGCCTTCGGGCGGATGGATCGATTGCGGCGCGGCGACGATCGTCGCACCGCTCTGCCAGGTCTTATGCTCCCAGGTCGTGCCAGCCACCCAGGTCCAGCGTTCGCCGTAGCCGGCGACGTCCCAGCTGTAGCTCTTGCTGGCATGCAGCTCGATATCGGCGGCTTCGATGCGGCATTTCTTTGCCGTATGGATCACGATGCCGTCGCGGGTCAGATGCACTTTCTGCCCCTGGTCGTCATGGATCGCCATCTCGCCGGTCTTAAGACCGGTGATACGATAGCGGCGATCGGCAACGACCAGAGTCACGCCGTGCGAGCGATCGCCGTCGAAGAACGCCGAGACATGCTCGGCGCCGGCGAGCGGTTCAGAAGTGAAACCGTACGGCTCGAAATGCTCGACGTTGTCCTTGACCTCGCCGGCCAGCAGCCGGATCTGCAGGGTGCGCATCTTCCCCGCGCCGTTGCTGCCCGAAACGGTGCCCCGGGAAAACAGATTTCCGATTCGGCGCACAAACGGCGCGATCATTCGATTGAAATCGCTCATCGCTTCACGTCGCTCCATTCCGGCCCGCCGCCCTTTTGCGACTTGCTGGCCTTGAGGATGCCGGCCTTGGTCTTATATCCATCGGGCGGCCCGACCTTGATCTCGGTGAGCAGACCTTCGTTGCTCATGATCCACGAGCACTCGGCAATGACCATCTCGGTATCGAAGCCGATCAGCGGGTCGCGCACCTGTACCATCGTATTGGGCAGCCACAGCGCGCCGTTGGCCTGACGCCAGCCGATGACCTTGTAGCCCGTCTGCAGCGCCTTGGCGGCGCGGTGGGCGCGCTCGTAGTCGGCGCGGTCCTGACAGGTGCCTTCGTCGGCATGTCCGGACTGCTTGATCACCAGCACGCGACGGCGCGTCGCGCGTCCGTCGCTGCTGCGCGCCGTCTCGCCAGTCGCCGTGGTGGTGGTCGTGACCGGTTCTTCCGACTCACCCTCCTCCTCGGCGACCGATGCGCCGTACTGCTCGTCGTCCCCTGCGCGCTGGCCCTTGACGATGTATTCGGAGAACACGCCCTTGTAATCGAGGGGCGCATCGCCGGAGAGGATGTTCTGCCCGAGCTCGAGCGCGGTGCCGGCGTTGCCGCCGCTGCCGACCAGGATGAAGACCAGGTCGCCGTATTCGTTGTCGGTCGACAACACGTGACGCAGACGCATCATGCGGTCGATCGACTCGAAAACCGTTTCTCCGACCTGCACCTGGTGCTCGGCGATGACCTTGCCGGTATCGACTTCGGCGATCACGCGCACGTCGTACGGCGCCGCCAGCGCGGCGGCGATCACTTCCATCTTCTGGTGGCGCCACTGGTTGGCCGTCTTGGACGGCGGCGCGATCAGCGTTCCGGTCTTGCCGTTCTTGTCCTTCACATCGCTCCAGCTGCGGGCCTTGCCGGCGGTATCCTCACCCGAATTCGGTGGGCAGCAATCGACCAGGTCGGCGGTCTTGCTGCGCCCCTTGACGCCGACGGCGACACTCCGGCCGTCGTAGCGGATCGGCGTCGAGTCGACGTAGCCGGTCATCACTAGATCGTCGCCGATAAACACCTGGCACGGATCGCCCGGGCGGATGCGGCGCGGGATATCGGTCTGCCCTGGCCAGCGGTCGGTGACTTCGAGGTCGAAGTCGCGCGCCTGGCGTTCGATGCCGGCCGAGATGCGCACCGACTTCCAGCCGCCGTACTCGACGCCATTGACCAGCAGGCGAACCCGGTTCTCGGGGCGCAGTGCTATTGGAAGATCGGTCATCGTGTCAGCACTCTCAAGGGAACCGGCGGAACAAAACCGGGGTGACGTACGGCGTTGCGCGACACGATGTCGGCATCGCGCGTTGCGTCGTCGTAATAGTCATAGGCCAGCACCAGCGCCGGGGCGGTCTCCAGCGGCTTCAATGTCGTCAATCGGGCGCTGTCCTTTGCGCGGGTCGTCAGATCGCTCCAGACGGCGCTGCGCGCAACCTGCAGCGCTTCATAAACGCTGTCGTCCGCGGTCAGCGACTCCTGGTCGATCGCAGCGATCAGCTCGTCGCGAACGGCGATCATGTCGTTATGGCTGACCACGGGCCGCGCCGTTGAATCGACACGCGATCCGACAAGGCTGCTCGCGCCAACGGCTTGCGCGATCATCGCCTGGCGGCCGAGCGCATAGACGGCGGCGGCATTGGTATTGGCCTGCCGGCGCGACGGCGTCGAAATCGACGACGCGGCCGGCGACTTGAGCGAACTGCTCGAGCCGAAGCGCGACAACTGACGGGCAACGTTCGACCAGGCGGCAACGGTGGTGGCTAGACCGGACAGACCGAACGCGCCCATCAGCTTCCAGCCCAGTGTTTTCGGGTTGGAGATCAGCGCGATCGCCGTCGACACGCTTCTGGCCAGGCTGTTGGCAAAGCCGAGTACCTTGCCGACTTCGGACAAGCTGACGATGCCCAGCATCTTGCCGAGGTTGCCGCTTGCCGCCGCGGCGACGAAGTCCTGAAACCCCTTGACGCCGAACTTCTCGGCGAACGATTCGACCGACGCCGTTTCGAGCTTCCCGGCGGCAATCCGGCTGGCCGACTGCGTCGAGGTTTCCGACGACGGGAAGGTCAGCTCGCCCGATTCAATGAACGACATCGAGATCCGCGCCTGGCCGAGCGCGGAATCGAAGCTGACCCGCGCCAGGCCGTCGAGACTGACGGTCAGTTCGCCGAACCACGGATGGATCAGGGTGCCGGGGCCGGGCTCTTCGATCGCGCCGAGCACTGCATTGGCCTGGTCGATGTAGTCTTCGCCGACGACGAAGGCGGTCACCGAGATTTCGCGCGTGGCGCGGCCGAGATCCTCGACGTAGGGCTTGTCGCGCTGCGGGTATTCGTTCTTCTGAGTGCGCCGGCCAGCGCCGATATCCGACGCATCGACCTTGAACGGAACGCCGCGGAACGATGCCGGCCGCAGCGCCTCGGCGAGTTTCTTCTTTTCGGCCATGATCAATCCATCGCGTAACTGCGGGTGCCGACGTTCATGTCGACGTCTGTTTGTCCCTTGGTTTCCATGCCGGCGAGACGCATGCCGGGCGGCGCATTCTGGAAATCGAAGGTGAACTTGCCGCCGACGTCCTGCTGGGCGTTGCGAACGAGCGATGGACGCTCGCCGTTGCCCATCGGCGCCGAACGGTCGGCAAGGGTCTGCTGATCCGTTCCACTCGCCGGCATTGCCGCCGGAGCCCCTGCCCCGCCATCGCCGCCGAACATCACGCCGACGATGCCGGCCAGACTCTTGGCCCAGCCCAGGAACTTCTGGAACTTCTCGCCGATCCAGTCGAAGAAGCTGGAGAACCAGGCCTTGAGCGTGTCCCAGTTCTTATAGATCAGGTACGCTGCCGTCGCGATGCCGATGATGATGCCGAGCGGATTGGCCATCAGCGCGGCGCCCAGGCCTCGAACGGCGACGGCTGCCAAGCCCATGGCGCCGCTCAGCAAGCCGCCGGCACCGGCCGCCATACTGCCCATCCACGCGAAAGCCGCGCCCAATATGCCAAGAGGCCCGGCCGTGAAGAGCGCTACCGCGGCGACACGCACCATCGAGAGCAGCGACGCATTCCCCGCAATGTAGGCCTGCACGCCCATGGCCAGGAAGGCGAAGGCGGCGCGCCCAAGCGAGGCGACCAGGCCGATGAGCGCCGCGATCGTCTGCGCGTTCATGATAATGGCCAGGCCGATCAGCGCATTCTTGGCGCCGCCGATCCAGCCAATGAAGTCCTTGATGCCGGTCACGAAATCGCCGACGCCCTTGATGACGCTGGACCAATCGACATTCTTCAATTGGTCAGCCATATCGGCGATGAACTTGGCAACGGGCACCACAATTAGGTCGCGGTTGGCGACGGCCCACTTGATCGTGCTTTCCAAAGATTTATTAAACTCCGGAACAAGCTCCGCTGCGATCGTGTTGCCATACGACTTGACGACCATCTCCAGGTCTTCCAGCTTGTCGCCAAAAGCCTCGCCTTCCAGGAGCGCATCGCCGCCCACTGCGAGCCCAAGTTCCGCATAGCGTTTGTTCAGTTTGTCGATTCCCTCTGCGCCATCCTTCAACAGCGGCGCGAGCTCCTGCCAGCCTTTGCCGAAAATGGCGGTTCCCATGCGCGCCTGAGTCGCGGCATTGGTATTCTTCTTGAACATCTCGGCGACTTCGGGCAGCAGATCGGCACCCGATCGAAGATGGCCGTTGGCGTCGCGCATCGAGATCCCGGTACGCTTGAAAAGCGCCGCCAGATCCTTGTTGCCGCCCGACGCCGCCAGGGCAATACCCTTGTTTAGCCTCCCCACGGATGAGCCCAGCCCCTCGACCGAGACGCCGCTCTGGCCGGCGGCATACTTAAGTTTCTGGTATTCATCCGTCGTCACGCCGATACGCTGGGCCGACTTTACGACCTGGTCGCCGAGCTCGGCGAACGACGTGACAGCCCCCTTGATTCCTGCGACCGATAGCGCTCCCAGGGCGCCGCTGATCAGTCCCAAAGGCAGGCCGACACGGCCAGCTAGGTTGGTCGCGCTGGAGGCGACGTCCATCAGGTATTTGCGCGTCGTTTTGGTCGCCTGATTGACGAATTTCAACGTCCGCAACATGCTCTCGGCGTTGGCCGACAATACGGCCTTCAGTTGCCAGTTATCGGCCATGCCTACCCCTCGGGAGAACTCTGTTTGTGAAGCCGTTCGGCCTGCCGCTCGTAGAGCGCGAAACGCTCAAGCGGCAGGGCCATGACGACGGCGGGATCTAGTCGCCAGAACTGGGCGACGTCGAAGACTCGGTCGGTGAATTGCTCGATTCCTCCCCATCGCCATCCCCGAAAAAACCCATCACCGCGTTCATGCAGCGCTGGAAGTCGCCGAAGCTCATGGCCTTGACGCTCGACATCGGGATTGAGCCGAGACGGCTGATATAGCGGCCGACGACCTTGGCGCGCACCTCGACGCCAACGCTCTTGCCGTCGGCACTGGGGATGAGCAGTTGGGGAATGCCCTCTTCCATGACGTCGCTCGGCTCCGGCGGGCGCAGGGTGATTTCGTCGATCTCCTTGCCGTGTGCCTGGATCGATTTCTTGAGCGGGATGGTGATCATTGCCATTGCCCCTTGGTCCCGGCGAATTCGATATCGATCGTGCCGTCATCGGCCTTGGCCGGCATCTCGTTTTCGACAAAGGCGCCAGAAAGCGTATAGACGCGGCCATTGGCCAGCTCGCAAGTAATCGTCATCTCGGTGTTGGTCTGCAGCGTCTCGAGCGGAAACTCGGCGACGAAGACCGCGGTCATCTTGATGTACGGCTTGATCGCCGTTTCCTTGTAGCCGGCGACGCCCGTCGCGCTCATGACGGCCTCGCGCTTGACGTCCATGCCGGGGCATTCGAACCCCCCGGAGATCTCCAGCTGCTCGCCGTCGACCTTGACGTACATCGTTCCTGCAACACGTTGTGCCATGATTTTTATCCTTTCAGATTGAAGCGTACGGTCGTTTCGTACGCTTCAATGGTGGTTAAGCGTTGGCGCCGTACTGCAGGCGGAACTGGTTGAGCAGCGCGAAGATGCGCAGCTGATTGACGAGATCCGGCGGCAGCAGCACATTGACGCGGTTCGGATTGGTCGTATCGCGCTCGACGATCAGGTACTTGGCGAAGAGCTTGGCGTTCTCGACCAGACCGAGCTCTTCCATCGTGCTGTACTCGGCGAGCAGCTCGCCGCGGATCACGCTCGGCGTGACGATCGCCTGGCCCGCACCGAAGCGCGTTCCGTCGTCGGCCAGCTTGTGGCGCGGATATTTTTGCGTGATGCGATTGCGCAGGCGCCGCGTGATCTCGGTCAGCGTGTGCAGCGTCTCGCTGTCGAGATAACTCGGGTCCGTCTGGTTCCAGGCGTTCTTGCGGTACGTGGTGATCGCCCGTTCGACGCGCAACAGGCCACCCGACACATAACTCGTTGCCACGCCATAATTGAGCAGCGACTGGCGCTCGGTGAGCAGGAAGCGCTTGCCGGCGCGCGGCGTGAGCAGGCCGGTGAGCGGCAAGGTCTGCGTCGGGCGAGCGACGTCGACATTGAGGCCGAGGGCATTGGCGCCACCGTAGGCCGCGGCGTACTCCCACACCGGATTCGGGCAATCCAGATCGATGCCGGCGATGGTGTGATGCGGGTCATTGCGCAACCCGCCGGCGGTCACCAGTGCGCCGAGTGCGCCGCGTAGGGCGCTGTAGCAATGGCCATAGACCTGCCGGCTCCACGACCAGCGGCCGACCGAGTCGTTGTACTCGGTGGCGAAGGCATCGAGGCTGGTGGCGTCGGTGTAGGGATGAACGACGTAATCGTACTCGTCGTCGCCCATCGCCGTGATCGCCGCACCGGTGAGCGTCGGATTGGTCGCGCCGGCGGCCAGGAAGCCGCTGCCGGTGTACGTCAGGACGATCCCTGTCGGCAGCATTTCTCCTCCGGAGTAGCCCAAAAAACTGTCACAGATCGAGATATCGTTTCCGGTCGCGCCCTTCCATCGGCAAGTGATCGTTACGACGCCGGCGGCAACGGCGCTGGTGACCGGCAGATCGGTCGCGGCGTTGATCGCGGCGTTGATGGCTGCAGCAACGACGGTCGCGGCATCGGTCGCCCCGACGCCGACGGTGACGCGCTGGCCGGCGATGTAAAGGCAGATCGTTCCCGCCGCAGTGGCCGGCCCTGTGACGGTGATGGTGCCCGTCGCGGCGACGCCGGCGCCGGCATCGGCCACCGCGATACACCAGACCTCACCAAAGGCATCCTGCTGCCGGTAGATATAGTGCATGCGCGCCAGCATCGAGCCGACGCCGAATAGCGTCTTGGCCATGTCGGTGGTGCTGACCAGGTACGGCGTATTGACGACCGCCGATCCGCCGGCCAGCTTCTGGCCGATGAGCAGGCTGCGCTTGTCTTGCGCGAAATAGCCCGCCTGGGTGTTGTCCATTTCCGCATAGAACAGCGGGACGCGGACATTGGTCGGGATGTAGTTGAATGAAATTGCGCCGACGGCCATCAGGCCGAGGCCTAGCGTCGGATGAACGGCGTCGCCGACCAGGGCGCAGAGCAGTGCGCCGGCGACCGCCATCAGCGTCAAACCATGGCGCCGGACAAAAGTGCTGAAGGTTTGCAACATGGTTAGGCCTCCTTCTTCTTAGTTGCGGGAGTACCTTCGGTCACGTCGCCATCGTTGACGCGGCGCTGCCAGTACTGGGTGGGCTCGACTTCGCGGCCTTCCGGCGGCAAGTCGTCGCCGCGATTCGGGTCCGGTACGGTCCGGCCTGCGGTGGGTTTGACGAACATGGTTTGCTCCTGGTTAACGAAAAAACCCGCCGGAGCGGGTCGGGGTGAAACGTTTTCAGGCCGTCAGGACAGGTTGCTGTCTTTATCCTGCGGCGACGTGAAGGCCACTTCGATGCGGCCATCAGGGCCGGGGTTGGCGACGTTGGGGTCGGCCGGTTCGATATAGTCGGCGCGGAAATTGACGCCGTCGAAGTGCGGCAGGCCGGCCAGCGCCGTGTCTTGCCAGCCGTCGCTCGGGCCGATCTCCATACCTGCCGAGAAGTCAAATTGGTACCATAGCCGCGCGCGGTCCATAGCGACTACTGAAGCACCGTCATACATGATTCCATCGTGCTCATCGGTCGGTTGCCAGCCAAGCAATGCTCCCCACAATTCGCCGCGCAACGCATGGATCGTATGTGCGCCGGCCTGGCCGCGCTCGTCGGCAACATTTGATGCTGCAACGACAACTGCGAAGTTCTCTTGAAGAGGAATTCGCACACTGTTCTGTGCTCTGGATTCGCCCGGATTGTCATCCATTGAAATTACAAAGGCACACGGAACCGATAACGATGCCGTCTCGGGCAGTAACTTGAATTGCGCAGCACCTGCGACGCGACCTCCAAACCTTGGACAGCGCTCCCGCAACGCAGCGATGATGAGTTCGATTTGCATGCTTTACCTCGGGACCAGGGCGTTTCTTAACGACTCGCGAATTGTGTCTCTAATGAGATCACCTTTCGCCTCGAGCGCGGCTGTCATGTAGTTGTTACGCGGCGCGACAATGAAGCCGGTCGACGCCTTGCGATCGGCGACGATCGCCGCTCGGCCGCCGCGTCGGCGTCGGTTTGACTTACCGACGCCTTGACCAGGCGCAGCGCGCTCGATCTTACCGAGTCCCTTTGTTCCATAAAACAGGAATGCCGGATAGAACTCATCCATGCCAGCAGTCTTTCTAACACCGATCTTGATCCAGCCTCCTCGGCTGCCTTTCGAAACAACCCCGATCGATCGCCGCAGTGCACCCGTCTGCACTCCTGGAAAATCACCAGCTGCCGAAATCGCCCGGCGCGAGACCATGCGTCGCGCCTCCTTGCGGATTACCGCGGCCCCCTTGACCATTGCACGCCGAAGCGCCTTGCGGTCATAGTCGATAATTTTGTGAAAGGAGAGACCTACGTGGATCTCTGTTCCGCCGTACCCTCCTTTAATGAATTCCTGCTCCATCAGATAGCCCCCAAGTCTTTGGCGGTGATCCGCGTAAAACGGCGTGCCGCGCCGATACTGATGGTGTCCATGACGCGATAACGACGGGCACACCACTCGACCACGTGCGCGCCGGTGATGTCCTGCGGCGTCGTGCCGCTGCCGGCGCGAATGAAGAACAGATCGGTCGGCGCCTCACCGGTCTGTACCCCAGCGCGCAGAGCCAGCCCGTGAATGGCTTCATGCTTGGCCCAGCGGCTGATTCCGACATCGAAGACCGGGTCGATGCCAAACGCGGCATTCGGCACGTCGGACCACAGGCGCAGAGTGATTCGTTCGTTCAGTTCGCCAGGGCGCGGTTCAGTAGCTGCCATGGTCAATACGCCCGATAGACGATGTACGGATCGAGCAGCTGGTCGACAAACGGCAGCGGCTTGAATTGCTGGTCGATCAGTCCGTCAGGGCTACCGAGCATCTGAGTGGCGTGCGTGATGATCCACAAGCGGATATCCTCTTCGACATCATCCGCGGCATCGCCATACCCCACCACGAACTCGATGCGCACGGCGTTCGGCGACCCGCGCGTCTGCGGCCAGCTCGTTTGCCATGCCGGGAATACCCGGCTGGGCGTGCTTGATGGATCGAGCACATAGGCCGATTCGGTGAGGGTTCTTTGAACGCCGTCGATATCGACGTACTTGATTGCAACGATGCGCTGCACGCTCGGCAGCCACAGATCAATTTCTCCGCGGGGGAATGCATCGATCACCAGCGCCATGGTCTGAGAAACCAGTGCGCGCCCCAGGCGCCCCTCGACATGCCGACGCAGGGCCTTGATGACGATGGTGGCCTGCGCCGTGAAAGCCGCATCGTCGCAGCGTGACGCATCGAGGACCTCGGCGATACTGACCGGTTCGGTAGCCGGCGCGGTGATCTGGATCAACGGCATGATTTCCTCTAAGACGTTTGATTCATCAAATACCTAAATGGAGAGCGTCTTCCACTCTCCTTTCGATAGGCCTCGGTCGTCGTTGTACATGTCGGTCATGGCTTGATGCTTGTGCCCCAGGAGCGTCATGGTATTGAGCCCCTGCTTTCGATAGAGCCGTTCGGACAAAGAGCGGCATTCATGCAGCGACGGCGGGTGCGCAACTGGGTCAAGCACGCCCTCTCGCGCGGTCTCGAATCGCGCCGAGAGCGACGCATCACCGAGCCGGCAGCCGTTATGCTTCCTGAGCAAGTACTCGGTGCCAACAGCGTATCCCCGGCAATCCTCGATCAATTCACCGAGGGATAGTCCGACGACATCGAGCCTTAGCGCCAATGGCAGCGCGATCCTCGTACCGGTTTTCATCTGCTCGACATGGAGATGATCGGCCCAAACGTCGCTGAACTTCATCTTGACCAGGTCTGAGCGCCGCTGCCCAGTAATCAACGCCAGGGCCAGCATGCGCTGCACCCAGGCGGGCATGTGTTCAAGCGCATAGCCCAGGATCAACCACCACTGGTCCAAAGTAAGCCTATGGCGCTGCACATGAACGGCGGGGATCTTGACGCCAAGTGCCGGGTTGCGATCGATCCAGCCGTAATTCATCGCCTCGCCGAAACAGTCGCGAACCTCGATCAGTACCCTCTTTGCGGTCTGCGGGCTTTTCGCGTAGATCGCCAGTACCATCGCCGACACTTCGTGCGGCCGGATGGCCCCGACGCTGCGTTCGCCGAGGCCGGCGAGGATGTGCTTTAGACTGCTCGCTCTATTAATCTTAGTTTTGTACGAGATCGGCTTGCTGTTGATTATCAGCCTGTAGGTTTCGGCCCACTGGCTGAGTGTCCGGTATTTTGGAACAACCCGACCGATGGTCGCTGCCAAAAATCCGGCCATCTGACTCTTTCATGGAAAAGACGACGGTGCAGAGGGGATGGTAAGGGGATTAGAAAATCAGCTATCGCGCAACGTGACGAAAGCCAAGACCGGCTCAAGCAGCGCCGCGATCTTCGTGTCGCCAAAGTCGGTCATGTGGATACGCCCGCTACCTCCTGACGCCTCCAGCCAAACCGTTCCGCCAGCGCGAGTATCACAGGCATCAAAACTCGCAATTGAGTAGTCGCCTCCCATGTCGAATACCCCTCCAGCGGGTCGCACATCACACAGAGCGCACGCGCCCATTGCTTTGTAGTTCGCGCGGAGATGGGCGTTGTAGGCGTCGATCTGTGCGTTGAGTCCTGCGATTGACCCCCATGCTGCGAACCCGCCCTGTCGCGGCAGGCAAGTCATAAGCACCACGCGCCACAACGGGTTTGCGGCTTTCAGCGTAGCAATGTAAGTCACTGCATCCGTGGCAGCTTCTAGCCCGGTTCGTCCCGCACAAATGGAATTCGTACCCTCCCATGCGACACATACGTTGATCCGGTTCGCTGTATAGTTCGGCACGCCGCCCGTCATCATCACCCAAGTATTGCCACTTGTCCCACTGTTAGTCACGGTCATTCCAGAACCGTAGAGAGGGCTTGCGACATCGCTGATGAGGTTCTGAGCAACGGTCACGCCGGGGCCGGGGTTCCGATAGCCATACACCAACGAGTTGCCGTCCATCGTCAGGGCCACAGCCGTGCTAACCCACTGAACATACTGGGTCAGACCACTAAACTCTCCAATCTCCATTGCCGACCCGGAGGCGTTGGCGAACCAACCGGGGAACAGCGGAACCGTCACTGCGGAGGTTTTCGTATGCACCAGAATCCAAGTCGTCGGCGTGGCGTTTCGGGCAACATAGAAGTTTATGTTCGTACCTACGCGCTCGACTTTCAGCCTGTCGTTCAGCGCGGGAAGCGTTGCTGGGGAGATATTGAGCGCAATTCCGGCAGCGGCGTCGATTCCTATTTTGTACGACGTCAGCCCTGTGTCCGCCATAATCGAGTATCGGAAGGTCGTGTACGCCCCACCGTCCTGTACCGACCGGAACCCCAATCCGCAGTACGCGGACGGTGATGCAACCAGCCTTGATGTGATATAGCCGTCCGCTCCATTGGAAAGCATCGCATTGACCCCGCCTGACCAGCCTCCCACAGCGGTCGCTGTGTAGGTGTACGGCCCGGATCCTGACTCCGTTGCGTTTGTTACAGTAACCATGCGTAGAAATGATGGCACGTCTGATACAGCACTCAGCAGATTCACCCCGTTAAAATAATCCGCAATCACAGTCCTTGTGCCAATGTACTCCCGGATAACCGGGCGCGACCCAATGTACTCAGCCATGACTACGCCGCAACGATTTTGTAATTGGTGAACTCATCAACGCCCGAGCCAGCGACGAGCGCGTCGTACTGAGCCTGAGTCAAGACGGCCAAAGTTCTAATCCCCCCGGTGAGATCAACTTCACCCATAACCGGGAACGACTGCTTCTGGGGAGCTGGCGCAACGTAAGCGCTGCCCCCAGTCAAATCGGCCAGCGCTTGCTTCGCAGCGATGAGGCCCGCCTCTGTAGCGGAGTCGAGCGTCACGATGGCATTGCATGGATATTTGCCGTAGGCAGCGAGCAAGCGGATGGTCATGACTGGTCCTTACTGTTGCGTGGAAGATGCTTCGTCGATCGGGGCTACTGCTGCGGCAGCGGCAGCGGCTTCTTCCGCCGCCAACTCAGCGGCAAGCGCTACGGCCGCGGCTTCCTCCGATTGCTCGGGGTCCAGGACCTCGGCAGCAGCTGCGGAATGCTCGACAACAACTGCACCCTGCTCGAGGGCGTACGCCACGGCTTCCTTGCAATCATCGAGCGCCCCGCCGACGACATGTGGCTTGGCGAGTGCGGCTTCGATATTGATAACCTGGTCCGGCTGGTAAACCACCGAGCCGATCGTCGTGGTTACGAGAACACGGCATTTTTTCTTTGCCATTGATAACTCCTCAGGTGAAATTTAGCGGGGCGTGCCAACCGCCCCGCAGATGATCAGGTTGCGCTGTTGGCGTAGTACTTGACCGCGCCGCCGACGTCGATCATGTTGCCGCCCTGGCGATTGAAGGCGACGAAGCCGATCTGGCCGTTGAGGATGAAGGCACTGTCGGCCATACGGAAGAGCGTCAGGTCCATCACCTCGCGGATCAGGTAACGGCTGTAGTCGCCGAAGAGAATCGACTTGGCGTTGGCGGCCATGATCGGCATCTCCTGCGAGATATAGATCGGGCGATTGAGCAGGCGATCCGGAGCGCCGCCGGGATTGCCTGCTTCGTAACCTGGGACGAAGATCGGGCGGCCCTGGGTGTCCTTGATCTTGCGAACGACCTTGAGCGAGCTGTCGTGCATCAGATAGCCGACCTTCGGGCCGACGCGATAGATCGGGTCCACACTGTGTTCCAGGTCGATGAAGTCATCGTAGATAACGGACAGCGTCTGGCCGGTCGTTCCGATTTTCCCCGCAGACGATGCGGTTACGATCCCGCGCGGCTGGCTGGAGCCCGTGCCGATCGTGAAATGCTGGGACGTGATCCGACCGAGGCGCAGTGCCAGGATGGCGTTGATGTAGCCCTCGATGTCAAACATCGAATCCTGGATCAGCTCGAACGGAACAGCGATCTTTTTCGACGAGTACTTGTAGACGTCGAGCGAAATATTGCCGACGGTCGTATCCCCCGATGTCACTGGACCATTTTGCCCAACGATTTCGCCGATTTCCGACGTTGCGTCGGCAGTCGGGAAATTCATCTGCGCGCCGGTGCCGGTCTGAATAATCGTCGCCACGTTGCGGATTCCGCCGAAAGACTTCTGCGCTTCGGCCAGCTGGCGGTAATACTCGGTGGCCACGGTATAACCGCCTTCGGCCGGCGTGCTGGTGCTCATGGCGGCCTGCGGCAGGCGCATGGCGTTGGCGATGTCGCCGGACTGGCGCTGACGCATGGCGTTGAGCTGCTCGGGCTGCAGGTTGGCCATGCCGCCCGAGAGGTATGCACGCAGCGCGCCCGATTCGGCGCCGTGTGCGCCGGGCGTACGCGTGAATTGATCGCGCATGGAGTCCGGTACAACGCCATTGAGCGCGCCGGCCGCGATGATGTTCATCGCATCGTTGTGGCGTTTGATATCGCCATCAATGGCGCCGATCTGGGCCATCGCCTGTTGGTATTGTGTCTCGTGCTCGGGCTTCCACTCCGGCGTCTTGTCTTTATCGACGAGGGTGTGCAGGGCTTGCGCCAGTTGGTCGCGGCGCTCACGCAGGGCTTGAATCGAATTCATGCGGACTTCTCCATAAAAAAAGCCGCCCGGAGGCGGCCTGGTGTGTGCTTGGCGCGTGAGCGTCAGGCGGGTAAGGTAAGAACATCGACGCAGCGCTTGAGCGCGTCGCGATCGGGGCCGGCCGCTTTCGGCGGTGGCGTGCTGCGAGACTGTGTTTTCGGGGCATGCTGGTAGGCGCTCAGGTCCCAGCTGTTGCCCATGGCCTTGGCCTTGGTGTCGTCGGCAACGCTGTCCGCAAATCCCAGCTCGACGGCGCGAGCGGCTTCGATCCACGTTTCCGCCGCCATCCAGGCGACGATGTCGTCCGGGCTCTGACCAGTCTTGTCGGCATAGCTCTTGACCAGGCTGCCGTCGATCTGGTCGAGCAGTCCGGCCGCCTTGCGGAAATCGTCGCCGTTGCCGAACGCCATCGTCCAGGCTTTGTGAATCATCAGGAAACTGCCCGGGGCGATGATGATTTCATCGGATGGCAAGATCAGAAACGAGGCGGCGCTCGCAGCCAGGCCGTCGACGTGCGTCACGATGCGGCTGCTGTGTTCGCGGATCGCCTGTTCCATGGCACGCGCGGCGAAGACTGATCCGCCCGGGCTCTTGACGCGCAGATGAATGACCGGCGCGCTCATGGCATTGAGCGTCTTGACGAAGGTCTCCGGGGCGACGCCGCCCCACCAGTCGGCTTCTTCCTGACTGTCGACAATCATGTCGTACAGGTAGATCGTTGATTCGTCTCCGGACGGCGTCGTCTCGGCGCTGAAATGCCCGCGCTTTCGGTTACTGGCCAGCAGTTTGAGCATCGGGTGCATCAGCGTTCTCCGTGGGTTGTTCTGGATCAGTGGTATCGGGTTCTGACGCCGTGTCGGGGACCGTAACGGCCGACCCGGAGCGCTGGACAGTGTCCGCCCATGCTTCCTTGATTGGCTTCAGGTTCTTCCGGATGCGTACTTCGTTCAATGCCTGCCACCCTTGCGAGCCAGGACCACCGAGCGCCTTGGCAAAGTATTCGGCCTGAGCCTTGGCGTCGCCCTCGAGCAGGCTGTCGGTATCATGCTCTCCGAAGTAGAGCCGGGACCGAGGCCAGACCTTACGGTTGATCTCCTGCTTGATCGAATCGAGGTAGCGGCGCAGGGTGTATCGGACGAAACCGATCGACATTTGTTCGACGCCGCTCCCCCAGCTGCTGGCCTTTTCCGTGTAGCCAATCATGTGCGGCGGCACACCGAAGATGCGGGCGATATCCTCAACCTGGAACTTGCGTGTGGTGAGCAGCTGCGCATCCTCGGCGCTCATCGTCAGCTGCTTGACGTCAAGGCCACCGGCGAGGATCGCCGGCAAATGGGCGTTGCTCGGGCCGCCATGACGGCTCGCCCAGGTCGTCCGCAGTAGGTTGGCGGCTTCAGGGTCAAGCTTCCCCGGCGTCGTCAGCGCAAAATCTGGCCGAGCACCGTTCTTGAAGAAGGCACTGGCGTACTCGTCGGCAGCCAGGGCGATCCCCCCGGCCGGACGCAAGGCGGCGCGGATCGGTGAGATGCTGCGCTTTCCGTCAAAGCCGATGCCTGTGAAGTGCAGCATGTCGTCCTGGTCGACGATTTCGATCGTGCCCTTGTCGTTCTGTACCTGGTAGTAGTTTCGGCCATCCTCCTGCACCACATGCACCCGGTCGGGATGGTGCGGGATGAACGCCTCGATCGTATTGGTCCAGGGCGTGACGCGCTTGATTCGCCAAAATCCGTCGCCCTTCAGACCGATCGATTGCGCGGCGTATTGCCAGGCGCTGCTGGCCGTGTGGGCCGGACACGGCGACTCGTTGAACAGCCACCAGATGTCGTTTTCGTAGCGCTCGCGACCGTCAACGCTGCGTTTGTAGAGATGGAACGGCAGTGCGGCCAGCGCGCCGCCGATCAGACCAACACAGGCGTATGCCGCGCCGACCGCCATGATCGACTGCTCGGTCACCGGAACGCCGGCGCCGCTACCCGCAAAGCCGCCCGTCAGGATGTCGTACATGTCGGTACCGGGCGTGACGGTCGAGATCGGAACCGCTGCTTGCGGCGTGTTCCGAGCGGCCTCCCGTTCGGCTTCCCGCTCGGCCTTCCAGGCCTGCAGGATGACGCTGCCGGACTGGTTGACGCGGTCGGCGGTGTACCGGGGCGCGGGTGCGTTCATAGAATGATGATCTCGGGTTGAGGTTCTGGTTCTGGCTCAGCAGCTAGTGCGCGGTTCATCGCGACGATAGTCGCCACCGCGGCGTCGATCTTGTTGATCGCCCGCGACTTGCGCGGGAAGATGTTTTCGTTCCGGTCTTCCTTGACCTCGACGTTCGACAGCATCCAGACATAGGCCGGGTTGCCGTCATGATGGAAGCGGTCCGCATCGACGATGGCGGCGATCTCCTTCATCGGGTCCGACAGGTAGCGCACCTGCTGCGGGATATCGACGACGGCGAATCCCTCGGCGGCGAGGTTGGCTCCCATCTGGTGGCCGCCCCATGGGTCCTTGGCGACTTCGACGATGTGAACGGTGCTTGCCGATTCGATCAGGTCGGACTCGATCTGCGAAAGGTCGATCATGTTGCCCGGCGTGGAAATCAGATGGCCGCTGTTCACCCAGCCCTGGTAGTGGGCATTTTCCGGCTTTTCAACGGCGGCTTCAGGCACGTAATTGCGCGAGAAAGCGTAGTAGTGCCGATCTTCGCGATCGCCCAGCCAGCACAACATGACCGCGCTGGCGATGTCCTGCTTACTGGCCAGGTCGAGGCCGGCAATGCAGCCGTCCCAGGCATGGCTTTCAAGCGTCAGTGCGCTGTCGCCGGACTTCTGCAGACTGTACAGATTGAGCCAGGGAGACGCACTGGCGACCCATTGATCAAGGTGCTTGGTGCGGAATACGTTCTGCTTGCGCGGGTCCGATACGGCGTCGCGCTGCTGTAGACGAAGGTATTCGCCATCGACGCTGACGCCGAAGTTCGGGTTGGCTTTGACCAGTGCGTCTTCGCTGGTCCAGTCGTCATCATCATCCATCGTGAAGATGATGCCGAAGCGCTGATCGTTCTCGAGCACACCTTCCAGGATCTTCTGCAGCTCGACCTGGTGCAGGTAACACGGGCCGGAGATATCCGACCCAGCGGTGGTGATGACCAGAATCAGCGGCTGCGAGCGCGCGCCCATGCCGGTCTGCATGGTGTCGAATAGGGCGCTGGTCTTGTGCTCGTGGTACTCGTCGATGATTGCGCAGGAGGGCGACGCGCCATCCCCCGGGTTGCCGATCACCGGTTCGAACTTGCTGTTGTTCTCCGCGATCGACAGGTTGCTGACGTTGACCGTGATGCCGTAGGTCTGCGTAAAGCGTGGCGTCGATTTCGCCATCAGCAGGGCCGGGCGGAAGACCTCCAGCGCCTGATCCTGCGACGTGGCGCCGGAATAGACCTCGGCGCCGAACTCGCCATCGACAGCCAGCATGTAGTTGCCGATGATCGCCGCCAGGGTGCTCTTGGCGTTCTTGCGCGGCACGATGATGTCGGCGATGCGAAAACGACGCTTGAAGGTCGTGCGATTGACCCACCCGAAGATGCTCACCAGGATGAAGATCTGCCAGCGTTCCAGCTTGATGAGCTGGCGCTGCGCGGCCCAGTCGCCCTTGATATGCGGCATCAGTTCGGCAAAGCGGCAGATCCGCTCGGCCGGGAAGTAGGTCTTCCCTTTGTGGTCAGTCAGTTCCGGATTGAAGACATACGGAAATTCGCCGGCATCGGCCTTTGCGAGATCGGACAGGTGCCGCTTGCACGCCAGGCGATGCCACTTGCACGATACGACCTTCCCCTCGACGACATCACGGGCATACGCCGTGGCGATCTCGCCGAAAGTCAAAGCCCGTTCCATGCGTCCTGCGTTCCTCCTTCAAAAAGCGATCCCTGGCGGTTGTCGCTGGTGCGGACTCGCCCGCGCGCTGATGGCGACAGGCCGAACAGATCGAGATATCGCCTGACTTCTGACGCCGCCTGTTTGCCGACAACCCAATGGTGCGAATAGGTGAAATTCCCGCCGGCGGTCTTGACCATCAGGCCATCGCCACCGGAGTATTCCTCGCCCTTAGCCTCAGCCGTCGAACGCGCTTCCTCGGCCAACTTCATTGCGCGCGACAACTGGTTTTCTGCCCAGACCATCTTCGCCCAGGCCTGGCAGTACAACACCAAGGCGGCGCGATCGAGCTTGGACACCAGGCCGTATCGCTCGAGCTCGACCGAGATCCGCTTCCACTCCTTCTTGGCTTCTGGCCAGATCCACGATGGAAAACTCGGGATCTCGACTTCGGGCTGAAACTCATCGAGCGACGGGCAGCAGACCCCGCGCATCGGATCTCCGCAGCATCTGAAGGCTGGGCTTATTGCGGATGAGGTCGATGACGGCGGAACGGAGATCCCGGGCCGCTAGCAGACAGCAAGTAGCTTGCGAGTGGCGATCGCTTAACCGGGTCAATTTGCCATACGACAAACACGACAATCCAGGGCCGTTTAGGTGCCCAGCACTCAGCCAGCGCAGGCTCTGCGGCCCTGGCCTCCGGACGCTGTAACCGGGAAGAATCAATGAACCGCCGCCGGGCGGTTTTTTTATGGAGATTGCCATGGGAGCTCGAGGACCGAAGCCGCTCCCGGGGAACGTGCATATGCTGCGCGGCAATGCGTCAAAG